TAATTTCATTCTGCATTAACAGTTTCCTTTTTATTCCTTTTAAGTTCATGCAACTCTCTAGTATTTAACAGTATCTGATTAAGTATGTCCATAGTGTTTTCTTGGCTTTTGACCACACTTTCTAGTCCACTTTCTAATCTATCTATAAATTTGATGTGTCTATCATGCAAAGGGAGGATGATCTTCTCACCCAACCAAGTAGATGCTCTATAGGTTGTCCAAACAAAGAATATTAAAAAACTACAAGAAACACCTAATCGTTCAATTAATAGGATAAAGTCTTTATCATCCATTGTTCTAACCCCCAAATAATGTAGTTGTGCCTACATTAAATTACACCTGTCACTCCAACTTCTGTGGCATTCTCTACTACCTTTCTTTTTTCTGCGTATATACCAGCTAAAACTGAGCGAGCTTGCCCATATTCTAGTAGAACACCAGTCATTTCTTGTATAGATGAGAAAACAACAGGCGTATTATCCATGCTAATTAGGTTAGGAAGTTCTAGGCCCAATGCTGCTGCTTCTTTTGCAAGAGAAAACACACCTACAAGAAGTGCCACATCAGAGGGGGAAATGCCTAAACGATAGCCACGACCAGAATCCCAACCAACTTTTTCTAAAGCTGCCCATTCATTATCTATATTTTGAAATGACCATGCCTTTGCTTGAGAGAGAGCATCTGGGGGTGCAGCAGCTATATAATCCCATGTTTGATCAGAGAGTTTAGATATAAATTTGCCAATTTCTGAGTCAAGTAAAACTGGCATGGTTATATTTCTTGAAACACCATCTGAATTTGTTTTAATCAGATTGATGTTATATATATCCTCTGTTGCTATTCCAGAGTTATCTATCCTATTTGTCAGTATGATACTTAAGCTTAACATTTTTGCTCCTATGCTTTTATGATGAAATTAACAACTATCGCTGGTGGAATAATCCCGAATGCGGTTCCACCTCCAGTACTGGAATTTGTAACAGTATGATTATGATTAGTGCTTTCAGTTCCAGTAGTAGTAGTATGATTATGATCTTGATTAGCTGCTTGCGTATTAGGCGTTCCATTAGCACTTCTATTATTACCATCTCTTAAGCCATATGATCCAAACGATCCCACATTTCTTCCCCAACCATGTGTGTGATCAACAGATACTCCACCACTTGTTCCTGAGTGTGTATGGGTTGCACTTTCTGTTTGCGTAGAAAAATTGTTGGCGTGAGTGTGAGAAGCCATATTAGCTTCGGATAAAGCAACTGTTTCTGCTCCTACATTTGACCCTAAAGTTCTAGTAGTTAGAGAAGTACCTGTTCCTGCACAAATTGGAATCCTGCCTCTCATATCAGGCAAAGTAAAAGTGTCATTAGAATTGCCAGCACCAAAAGTTGTTCCTATTACTTTAAATAAATCGCCATAAGCTTTTCTGCTAACAGTACTTCCATTGCATAAAAGCCATCCGTTAGGAACTACAGATCCAGCAAAAAATCTTATAACACCAATAGGAGTAATGGATGATTGTAAACCTTGAAAGGAGCTACCTTTAGGGGAGTTAGTTGGTATCGAATTATAAGAAAAAGATCCAGCCAATTTTCACCTATATCTTTATAATAAAATTAACAACTATGGATGGAGGCATAATACCAAATGCTGTTCCGCTACCCGTGTTAGAGTTGGTCATCGTGTGTGTATGAGTAGCACTTTGAGTTCCTGTTGTAGTAGCATGATCATGATTTTGCTGAATGCCACCAGTATTAGGTTGACCAGAACTACTAGCTGTTGCTGAATCAAATAATCCATACGAACCAGATGTACCCGCAGTATGACTAAAGTAGTGATTGTGATTTGTGCTTTCACCTCCACTTGTACCAGTGTGTGTATGTGTAACACTTTCTGTTCCAACTGAAGCAGTATGAGTATGAGAAGGCAAATTAGTTTCTGCTAATGTTGCTGTTTCTGCACCAACAGTTCCTGCCAATGACCTTGTAGTTAAATTAGAACCAGAACCAACACCAATGGGCATTCTACCCCTCATGTCTGGCAAAGTAAATGTACTATTAGAATTGCCAGAGCCATAAGTAGTGCCTATAATTTTAAACAAATCACTAAAAGCTATTCTGCTTACAATACTTCCATCACAAATTAACCATCCAATTGGAGCAACAGCACCAGCAAACATTTCTATTACACCAGTTGGTACGATTGGTATTTTTATAGGCTCAAACGAACTACCTTTAGGAGAATTAGTAGGTATCGCATTATAGGAAAAAGATCCAGCCAATTTTCACCTATATCTTTATGATAAAATTAACACCTATTGACGGTGGCATAATTCCAAATGGCGTTCCGCTACCTGTGTTTGAATTAGTGACTGAATGTGTATGCGTAGCACTTTGAGTTCCAAATGTAGTTGCATGAGTATGCCCAACAGAGTTTCCACCTGTTAATGGTGTTCCCGAACTGCTACCAGTAAGCGTATCTATAATACCGCTAGTAGCTCCAGTGGTTCCTATGGGTCTTCCATAACTGTGAGTATGATTTACACTTTGGCCACCGCTTGTGCCTGTGTGAGTATGGTTAGCACTTTGTGTTCCAACCGTAGCGGTATGAGTATGTGGTGGAAGATTTGTTACTGCTAATGTTACTGTCTCTGCACCCAAATTCGCCCCTAAAGTTCTGGTTGTCAAAGATGTGCCTGTTCCAGCACCTATGGGTAATCGCCCTCTCATATCTGGTAATGCAAATGTAGTATTGGAATTGCCAGCCCCATATGTAGTTCCAATAACTTTAAATAAATCGCCATAAGTCTTTCTGCTAACAGTACTTCCGTCACATATAAGCCACCCATTTGGAGCAGTAGAACCAGCAAACATTTGAATAATACCAGACGATATAGTAGTTTCTTGGACTGCTTGAAACGCAGAACCTTTTGGAGAATTGCTTGGTATCATGCCATAGTTAAACGCTCCAGCCATTAATAACTTCCCCCCATTACACAAACTTGCAATGCAGTAGTACTAGCAGTAGTAGTAACACTAACAGAGGCAAAAAGTTTAAATGTAGATGGTAAAACAAGAGGGTTAGCAAAAGTCAATGTGGTAGTAAATCCAGCAACAGTAGTCGAAGGAGTTACAGCAGTCACAAGTATTTCCGTGAATAAGAAAGCTGTAGTTCCATCCCATACCCATATGCCTACAATATTACCAGCGGTAGGTGCAGTAAAAGAAGTAGAACAAGCATTGACTTGGATGCTATCAATTCTTAGGCCATTAGTAGAAGTCGGCACAACTTCGATGATGTTAGCTGCTGCAAGACTAGCCGTTGCTGTTGGTCCTCTAGTTGTACATGCTGTTTGTGCTGCAAGTGTTTTTGCAACAAAGTATGGGGCTTGAGCGAATATTGGTGTTGCTGTCACTGGCATAGTTATAAACCTCCAAAGTTAGTTGCTAAGAAAATTGTGTCTGCGGTTCCAGTTGTTCCCTGATTTCCCTGTGATCCCTGATTTCCCTGTGATCCTTGATTGCCTTGTGACCCTTGATTACCTGTGGTTCCAACGACTCCTTGATTACCTTGGTTTCCCTGAGAACCTTGTTCTCCTTGGTTTCCTTGAAATCCTTGCTCTCCTTGATTACCTTGCGATCCCTGTTCCCCTTGGTTTCCTTGATCGCCTTGCGATCCTTGGTCACCCTGTGATCCTTGATCACCTTGTGATCCTTGATCACCTTGTGATCCTTGGTAACCTTGATCGCCCTGCCATCCTTGATCTCCCTGATGACCTTGCCAGCCTTGATGACCTTGATCACCTTGTTCGCCTTGCCAACCTTGATCGCCTTGGTGACCTTGAAATCCCTGTCTTCCTTGAAACCCTTGGTTGCCTTGATTTCCAATAATACCTTGTAACCCTTGATTTCCTTGAAAACCTTGTCTTCCTTGAAATCCTTGTTCTCCTTGAAAACCTTGATTTCCAACAATTCCTTGAAAACCTTGTCTGCCTTGAAATCCTTGAGATCCTTGAGATCCAACAGATCCTTGAACTCCTTGTTCCCCTTGAAATCCTTGATTTCCTTGGTTTCCTTGATTGCCTTGATAACCTCTAAAACCTTGATATCCTTGAAACCCTTGAGATCCTTGAGATCCTTGAGATCCTTGAAAGCCTTGGAAACCTTGATTTCCAGTTCCAGTTAGACCTTGAAAACCTTGTCTGCCTTGATTTCCTTGGTTGCCTTGATTGCCTGTTAACCCTTGAAAACCCTGTCTACCTTGAAAACCTTGATTGCCTATTAATCCTTGAAAACCCTGTCTGCCTTGGTTGCCAGTACTTCCAGATAAACCTTGATCGCCTTGGTTTCCTGTTACTCCAACAACTCCTTGATTGCCTTGAAATCCTTGTGAACCTACATCTCCTTGATCTCCTTGGTTTCCTTGATTTCCTTGATCTCCTTGACTTCCCTGATAACCTTGATTGCCTTGATTACCTTGATATCCTTGATCACCTTGATTACCTTGATCCCCATAAAATCCTTGATTACCCTGCGATCCTTGATCTCCTTGTTCTCCTTGATTACCTTGCGACCCTTGATCTCCTTGATCTCCTTGATCTCCTTGATCACCTTGACTTCCTTGATAACCTTGAAAACCTTGAAAACCAGTTGTACCTATTTCTCCTTGAAAACCTTGATTTCCTTGATCGCCCTGTTGTCCTTGCTCACCTTGAAATCCTTGCTCTCCTTGATTTCCTTGAAAACCTTGCTCTCCAACAATTCCTTGAAAGCCTTGGTTACCTTGATTACCTTGATTACCTTGAAAACCTTGTGGTCCAGCAACACCTAGTCCAACCCAACCAGTATCGTTGTAAACCCATGTCTTACCATCAAATGTATAAGTGTCATTATTATCAGGATTAATAGGAAAATTTATTGGCATATCGTATTTCCTAAGTTTTTATTATGTAGTTTAATGCTATGCTTGGTTGCATGTTATCATGAGAATAACCGCCACCAGTATTGTTGGCATTGCTTATAGATGGCGTAAAAGTATGTGTATGATTAAGGTTAGGACTATCTCCAACTGTACAATATTGTCCATACTCTGAACCACCAGAAACTATAAGTCTTCCTTGGTAACCACCACCAAGACCACCACCAAACCCATAAGCCCCTCTTCCTATCTGAGTGCCAGCAACCCAAACCGCAGAGTGTGAATGCACTTGATTAGCAGACATACCACCAGTGCTACCACCATATACAACATTAGGATGACTATGTGCTGGTATTTGAGTGTAATTTAAAGTAACTGTTTCTGTACCTACTTTAACAGCCAAGCCTCTAAGAGTTAATCCAGTTCCTTGCCCAACACCAATTATTGTTCTGCTTCTTAAATCTGGTACTCCAAATGTGCTACTTCCATTTCCATTATCATATATGCTTCCTATTACAGCAAAAAGAGCAGCATAAGTAGTTCTAGAATAAGTATTTGTACCATCACACAGTAACCATCCAGCAGGAGCAGTAGTACCAGCAAAAGCAATTATTGATCCTGTTGGAGTTGAGCTAACTGCTGGAGAGCTAGTCCAAGAAGAACCATTACTTGTAAGTACATTCCCACTTGTTCCAGCCGAAGTAAGTCCAGTTCCACCAGAACCAACAGCAAGAGTCGTTGATAGACCGCCAGCAGTAATTGAACTTTGATTTATCCAAGATGGAGCAGATGAACCATTTGATTTTAAAACTTGACCACTAGTTCCTGCTGCTAAAATTGCTGTTGAACTTGTTCCAGATTGATATGGAATACCACCTATAGAACCACCAGAAATATTTATTGCTGTTGTAGCTACACCAGTAGTATTTTGATTAAGTGTAGGTATATCGGCAGGAACTAAAGATCTAAAAGATGGAACACCAGTAGAACCATTTGGGGAAGCAAGTACAGTATTTCCAGATTGATTTACAAATGTAACTGTGAAAGTTCCAGCATTTATAACTGGCGATCCAGAAACATTGAATATGGCTGGTGCAGATAATGATACAGAGGTCACAGAACCACTAGATTGAAAACCTTGGTTACCTTGATTGCCTTGATTACCTTGAAACCCTTGATTTCCATTGTTTCCAGTCGATCCTTGTGATCCAGTACCACCAGATGATCCCTGATTACCTTGGTAGCCCTGATTACCAAGAACCCCTTGAAATCCTTGTCTGCCTTGAAAACCTTGTTCTCCTTGTAAGCCCTGATTTCCTTGAGATCCTGTCGTTCCAACAGTTCCTTGAAATCCTTGATTTCCTTGATTTCCTTGAAAACCTTGAGATCCAGTTATGCCCTGTCTTCCTTGGTTGCCTTGGTTCCCTTGAGATCCAACAGAACCTTGAATACCTTGATTTCCTTGGTTCCCTTGAGATCCAATAGATCCTTGAATGCCTTGACTTCCTTGACTTCCTTGACTTCCTAAAATGCCTTGAAATCCTTGTGGCCCTCTTACAAGACTCACATTCTGCCAATACACTGGGGATGAACCAGTATAAATCAAACCATCGCCTATAGATGCTGTGCCACCAGTTGGATTAGGACATGCCTGAGTAGCGGTTCCTTGACTTACATTTGTGACGATCCACATATCGCCTAAAGATGCACCAACAGTTTCATTGTTAAATATATTTTCCCATGTTTCTGAACCTTGAATGGTTACACCAGAACCAGATGTTCCTTGATATCCTTGATATCCCTGATATCCTTGATAACCTTGATCACCTTGCTCTCCTTGGTATCCTTGATTTCCTTGAAAGCCTTGATTTCCTTGAAAACCTTGATCGCCTTGTTCTCCTTGATCACCTTGATTTCCTTGATCTCCTTGAAATCCTTGATATCCTCTAATTCCTTGATAACCTTGTTCTCCTTGACTGCCTTGTTCCCCTTGTTCTCCTTGTTCTCCTTGATTTCCTTGAAATCCTTGATCACCTTGCAGTCCTTGATTACCTTGTTCGCCTTGAAAACCTTGATAGCCTTGATCGCCCTGATAACCTTGATCTCCTTGTTCTCCTTGATACCCTTGATCTCCCTGATATCCAATTTCTCCTTGATAACCCTGATCGCCCTGATAACCTTGTTCTCCCTGATCTCCTTGAACCCCTTGAGATCCTTGAAGACCCAAATCTCCTTGGTATCCTTGATAACCTTGGTTTCCTTGTTCTCCCTGTTCTCCTTGATTTCCCTGTTCTCCTTGAAATCCTTGGTATCCTTGTAAACCTTGATTTCCTTGAAATCCTTGTTCTCCTTGAAATCCTTGATCTCCTTGATTGCCCTTCTGAACCAATAAAGTCCATCCGTTATTAGGAGGTGTCGCCCCTAAAGACCAACTTCCAACATTTGTTAATTGATAAAC